GGCAAAATATTGAGCGCCAACACCGATTCCTTGGCGGGGAGAGTGTTGGGGATCCACGTCAGTGGATCTAAGGCTGGATTCAATTTTGCCCAGATCGTGCTGAAAGAAGAACTGTTGGAGGCTATCGCCATGTTTCCAGCAACAGCACAGTGCGCGCGAGGCATGAATAATGTCGTTGATGGTGAAGGCACTCCCTTGGATACTGGTGTTATCCACTTGGGCAGATTGCCAGAATATTTACCACAATCATCGCGCACGACTATTGTCCCCTCTCGAATGCACGGGATGTTATCAGAACCCACCACCAAACCCGCCATGCTCAAACCTACCACCATGATTAAAGATGGACAGGAGGTTTTGTGGGATCCATTGGTGGAAGGGGCGAAGAAAGCGGGGCGCACTTGCGGGTATGTAGAAACGCATATCCTCGATGCTGCTGCCCGAGACGTCCTCAACACGTGCAAGACCGCATTCAAAGAAGGGGCCCCCACCATCCGCAAAATCGAGTACGAGGACGCCATCAAAGGCATCCCGGGCGACGATTTGTTCCAACCGATAAACAGGACTACCTCTCCCGGTTACCCGTACATGACTCAAAAGAAGAATAGGAGCCAAAAAGGAAAGACCAATTGGATGGGAAGGGAGGAGTGGGAATTCACGACTGAGGAAGCCCTACAACTCAAGGCAGACACGATGAAAATGGAAAAAGACGCTGAAGAGAGCAAACCCTTAGATGTTTTGTGGGTAGACACGCTAAAAGACGAGAGGCGACCAAACGAGAAAGTGGACGCTGGCAAGACCAGAGTCATTTCAAACGGCCCCATGCACTTCAACATCCTTTTCAGAATGTATTTCATGGCTGCGCTCGCCTTCATACGACACAATAGGATTTTCAATGGTGTCGCAGTGGGCATAAATGTGTGGGATAGAGAATGGGACCACCTCGCCAGATGGTTGTTGGCCAACTCCAAACGCTTGATTGACGGTGATTTCGAGAATTTTGACGGAACACTAATGGATCAATTCATGTGGAAAATATTTTGGATATTGGACTCCATGTATGACGATGAGTTCCACACGATAAGATACAACCTATGGTATCAAGTGGTTTACGCCATACGCGTTTGCAGAGGAACTGTATACCAGTGCACGCACAGCTTGCCATCTGGCTTCGTAGCCACAGCTGAAGTCAATTCCCTTTTTGTGAACTTGGTGTTTCGTTGTGCCTACTTGATGCTCGCCGCAATCCATTGCCCCGAGGAATGTTCCATGAGATCGTACAACGAGAATGTGCGACTGGTGGCATATGGGGATGACAACGTGTTGTCCATCAGCCCCAAAGTGCTCAAATGGTTCAACATGGAGACTTTAGTCAAAGTGATGAAGACGTTTGGCATGGTTTACACCGCTGCTGACAAGAGCGCCAACATCGTCAACAACAAAACCATTGAAGATATATCATTCCTCAAGAGGGGCTTCAAGCAGGTTGATGGCGTGTTTGGACAGACCACTGTGTATTTGTGTCCCGCAGATTTGGCGACTCGCTTAGAGATGTTGAATTGGACTAAACAGAGGAGCTTTGATTCTAATCCTGAGGAAAGCGAGGTGGTTTCCGAGGTCATCAAAGAAGTTGCTATGCACGGCAAAGCTGTGTATGATGAATTAGTCCCAAAAATTGTGAAGGCCGCCCATCAGGCCGGTGTCACAGGGTTCAGAGATGAGGGACTGTATTATTACCACCACCCGTTCGTCTCTGGACACAAAATCCCCTCTACGATGTGATCTTGCTCGATGTATGCAAAATTATGATGTAAATAAAACGTTGAGTATTGCTATTGTAGAAAGCCGTGTAGATTTTTATCTTTATATCCTAGGACCACGGAAAGCAGCCCTTTATTGTCCAAGGAAACATCATTGCTGTGCATTGGTTAAGTAGCCGTGCACATAAGAAACTTACTTACTGAACAAAATTTTAATGCCAATCCTGATATTTTATCTGTTACGACCCCTGATTCAAATGATACTATAACCCTTCGTGATGATGGTACAAGAGTTTCCGAACGCTTTACCGCATGCGAAGGGGATTTGCCATCCTCCCC